GCTACAGGAGGGTTTTTTGTAGCTGTAGGAATAACCTACAAATTTTAATTAAAAACAAATAACAATGGATAAAAAAGAAGAAACAATATATTGTGGTAGTGGTAAAGTTATGAATGCTAAATGGTTAAAAGTAACTATTAACCCAAGTAAAATCGCTGATTACATACAAGAATACAATGGCAATAAATTCATTAAACTAAATATTAATATAAAAGATGAGCCAGATCAGTATGATAAAAATGTAAGTATCAGTGTTGATACTTGGAAGCCTGAACCACAAGCAGAAACAAAAGCTGTTAGTGATACTTCAAATGACTTACCCTTTTAAGTTTTATGAAGCAGTCAAAAGTCTTAGAAGCATTGGGTTTAACTTCACAGGATATACAAAATATGTTGATGAACGGATACACAATGCCAGAGATAGCAAAGAAGTATAAAATAGAATATATTTCTCTTGTACAAGCATATAAAGTACAAAAGAAAAATTTTAAATACGTTGACTATTATCAACCTAAAAAAAAAGTAGAGGACATTAAAAACGTGTCCTTTACTTTTGATAAATTATATACAGAAGAATCACTTAATGAAAATGAATTATTAGCATATTATAAATACGAACAAAAAAACAAAGCATATTATGAACATACTTAAAAAAGCAAATGAAATAATAAACGAAAGATCTGAAGAAAAAGAAAGAATGTACGGACCTTTTGAAAATGGAATGACAAGAGCTGCTAAAATTGCTCAAGGAATGACAGGTAAAGAAATAACAACAGAAGACATGTATGCATGCATGGTAGCTTTAAAACTTTCAAGACATAGTTATAACTATAAAGAAGATAATTTATTAGATGCAGTAGCTTACTTAGGTTCGTTAAATAACTTTTATAATAATATATAATTATGAAAATAGCATTAGCAGGAATCGTATCTAATGTAGTAGTGTCTAATTTTTCACACAATGGAGGTTGGACAAAAACTATTAAATCTATATTAGAACATAAATTAAATCAAAGTATTGACATAATAAACCACAAAGATAATTGGAACTTATATGATCTTATAATATTGACAGAAGGTGTAAACTATAAAGAAGGAAGTTTTAATTTTTTTGGCGGAGTTCAACAAGATCAAATAACTAGATTAGAAAAGCTAAATAAATTTAAAGGAAAACTTAGATCAATAGAAGAAGTAATTGACTATAATATAGTTATGAATAAAAGAAAAGAACTTAAAAATTTTAATTGGACATATAAAGTTCCAAAAGTTATTAAGTTAATAAAGATGAGTAACAAGTTAGTTTTAGGTGATTCACACTCTGTATCTGTATTTAAAGAAAGTCACACAATTTCAAGAAACGATGGTAAAACATTAAAAGGTTTTTTAAACAAAGGAATTAAATCTTATTTAGAAGAAGATACAAAAGAGCTTATATTTTATGCTGGAAATATAGATGTTAGATTTCATTTATTTAATCCAAGGAAACCTATTCCATTTAAACAAAAGATTGATACTTTAATATTAGAAATGTCTAATCAGTTATTAAATCTAAATTTAGATAAAGTTACATGTGTTAAACTTATTCCAATAGAAAACATAGATAGAAAAATACCAAAAACAGGACAATTAGATAATAAGAATTATTATGGATCTTTAGAAGATAGAATGCAAGCAGTTGTTTATTTTAATAATAAATTAGAGGAAATGTGTAATAAAAATAGTTTTGATATATTAAGTTGGGATTTTAGTTATACAAGTCCATTGCCATTTGAGTATATGGAAGCTAGGCAATCTGTTCATTTAAGACCTAGTTCTTATATGTTTAATAAAAAAGAAGATGTTAAAAGTAATAATAATATAAAGCAACTAGACTTTGAACAAGTAGAAACAGAAGATAAATTAGAATTAAATAATAAAATTGGTTTAAATGATTTTATTCAATATTATGAAAAAGCAAAAAAAGTACAGGAATATAAATATCAAGGATATCAGTGGAAAGAATCAGATGTAAATGATGATTTAGTTTGGAATGTTCCAATATATGATATAGTTAATAGACGTTTTGCTGCTTTTAGTAGCTTGTTAGAGGCTCTTAAACAATGTGAAAATGATCCTAAAGGAAATGGCAAATATTTTATAGAAGCTAGTAAGAAATTAACAGATAATAATTTTATAAAGCTTTGCTATTTATTTAGATTATGTGGATCTGGTATTAATTACAAACCTAAAACATCAGATGAACCATGGGGAACACACGGCTTTGGAAATTTTTGGGTTGTTAATGAACTTAAAAAAGGTTTTACTAAATTTGATGATTGGCTATTAGCTTTACCAGACGATAAGTTTTGTGATGTTAAAGGTTATTTATTACCAATGATAAAAGGTGGATTAAGAAACTTTATATTAAAAGAATCAGAATCTTTATTAAAGCATATAATAAAATTTATTATTTTAAAAGACAAAGTTGGAATAAAAAACATTGTAGATGAAGGTAATGACTACTTAATAAAATTAGGATTTAAAAGACAAAATTTTGTTTTAACAGCTTTTGCTATGGATTTAGCTGAGTATTTTCCTCACAGAGTTGATAGAAATTCAACTACTTATGTAGGTTCTAATGCAAAGAAATGTTTAAAGAAGATATTACCTGGAGTCAAAACAGACGAAGCTTTACAGTTTCTTTGTGATCAAACAGGCAACTATTCTAAACCTTATGACATGGAGGATGTTGCTTGTGACTATATAAGGTATTGTGAAAATTTTCAATCAAAAGAACATATTGAACTTAATAATGGAATAAGATATGAAAGAAGTATTTATTAATAACCAAGTAGGGACCTTTAATAAGGACCTACAAAATTTAAAATTAGAAAGTTATTTAAAAGCTACTAAAGATTTTAAGTCTTCATTTGATCCATTTTCAGTAATTAAAGTTAATGGTTTCAATGTTATAGATGAGTCTACATCGTGTGAAGTAGGTTACAAAGCAAGGTCTGCAGAGTTTTTTGTACAAGAGTTAGTTAAAAGAGGATATAAAGAAATTGTATATGTCCAACCAAGAAGAGGATTTGCAGGAATAAGCTTAAGTTGGTTATGTAATAAATATAATTTAAAACTTACTTTAGTTATGCCATCTAGTAAAGAAATTTCTAACCATCAAGCATTATGTATAGAACTTGGTGCTAAGCCATTATTTTTAAGAATAGCTGCTATGCCTAATGCTAATTCAATGGCTAAAAAATATGCTAATGTAAAAAAAGATAGATTTTACGTTCCTTTAGGTTTAAACCATTCATATGTTATAGCTGGTGGAGTTAGATCTATTTATGACTTTTTTAAAAATAAAGAATATCCAAAAGTTATGTGGTCAGTAATATCAACAGGAGTATTAACCAGGTCTTTGCAGATAGCGTTACCTAATACTAAATTTAAAGCTGTTGCTGTTGCTCGTAACATAAAAGATGGTGAATTAGGTAATGCAGAATTTATAAGTTATCATAAGCCATTTAATTCAAAGTCCGATTTAATACCAACTAAATTTAACTGCGAAGATTCTTATGATTCTAAAGGTTGGCATTATTTAAATAAGTATGGTAATAAAGGAGATTGGTTTTTTAGTGTAGCAGGTAACGCTAAAACATCAACTATAGATAAATCTCTTATAGATTCTTATAGAGATTGGAATGATTTAAAAGATTTTAAAATATAAAAAACATGAAATTTAAAAACGCAAATGAAGCTTATGAAATTTTATTTTATAAGATTATAAATAAAGGAGAAAAATTTAATAATACTAAAGCATTGTTTAATGTGGGTTTTTATATACAAGATCCTATAAATAATTTAATAACAAATAAAGAACGTAATTGGAAATTAGATTATGCCGAAGCTGAGTGGCAGTGGTATTTATCAAGTGATAGTAATATTAATAAATTAGGTAAAATATATGGTAAAATTCCAACGATATGGAAACGTATAGCAGATAAAGATGGTAATGTTAATTCTAATTATGGATATCAATGGAATAGAGGTAAACAATTAGAATATGTTATTAATGAATTAAAAAATAATCCAACATCTAGACGAGCATCAATAAGTATTTATGATGCTAAAGATAGATTAAATTTTGAAAATGATACTCCTTGCACTTATGCAATTAATTTTATAATTTTAAATAATAAATTATGTATGAATGTAATGATGAGGTCAAATGACTTATGGTTTGGTTTTTGTAATGATCAATATTGCTTCTCTAAACTACAAGAAATGATCTCTAATGAATTATCTTTAGAAATAGGATGGTATTATCATTTTGTAAATAACATTCACTTATATAATAACTTTTTAAATAAAAAAATATGAAACTAAAAAATGAATTTAAATTAATTAGACAGTGGGCTAATAAAAAAGGAATATATCAAAAGGGAGATATAAAAACACAATATGTTAAATTACAAGAAGAAGCTGGAGAATTAGCTAAAGCAATAATTAATAATGATAATAATGAAATAATTGATGCTATAGGTGATTGTGTAGTTGTTTTAACAAGTATTGCACATTTTAATGATTGTACGATTGAAGAGTGTATTAATACAGCTTATGATGTAATTAATAAAAGAAAAGGAAAAATGATTAACGGATCATTTATAAAAAACAAATAAATAAAAATATATATTATGAGAAATTATAAATCAAAATTAATTATACCAAATAATTTATTAAATCAATCGACTGGCAAAATAGGAGAAGATATTTTTAAAATATGGTATGAAAGAAACTATGAGCAAGAAAAGCTCCATAAACAATTACAAGATCGTGAATATGAGCAAATTGATTTTGCTGATTGCAAGGGTTATACATATCAAGTTAAAGCAACAACTGAAAAAACTTTTACTTTTAACTGTTTAATTGATAATCTTAATAAGCATTTAAATGCTGATTATTATGTTTTTATACAAATAAATAAAAAAAATAATATTGCATATATTGAAGATATATATAATAAAGATTATATAAAATTAAATATTAAAGCAAGTTTTAAATATAATAATTGCTTTATATGGAAAAAAGATTTAAAACAAAATAAACTTGAATTATGAAAGAATTACCATACTTTAAATTTTATCCTAATCAATGGATAACAGGATCAATATCATTTATGGACTTAGATGTTCAAGGTGCATTTATGAAAGTTTGCTGCTACTACTGGAGCAAAGAATGTAATGTTACAAGAAAACAAATTAAAACGTTAATACCAAAACAATGGAGCATATTAGTTGATGCTGAGTTGTTTAAGATAGAAAAAGAAGCTATTAGTATTAAATGGCTTGATGAACAGTACAAGCAAAGGTTAGTAGAACATAAGCGAAATGTTAGCAATGGTAAGAAGGGTGGCTTAAGCAGGGCTAAAGCATTAAGAAAAGATAAAATAATAAAAGATAATAAAGACCCTTATTTAACTACAACATTTATAAAATGATAGTTAATAAAGAAGATAACTTAAAATACTTATACGCTTTTAAAGAAGGTAAAATTAAACGTGGTTTAGGTATTGGTAATGAAATGGATAATTGGTATGTTCATAAGCGTGGTAGCTTTACAGTTATAGTTGGTTTAGATAATGTAGGTAAAACTAATTTTATGTTATGGTATTTTCTATGCCTAAGTGTAAAACATAATGTTAAATGGTGTATTTGGTCTGGTGAAAATAGTTCAGGACAATTAACAAGAGATTTGATTCAAATGTATGCACAATGCAAACTATGTGAATTATCTAAACTACAAATTGATAAATACAATAATAAAATTTCTGAATGGTTTACTTTTGTTAGTAATAAAAAAATGTATAACCATAAAGATTTATTAAAAATATTTAAAGAAAGTAAATATGATGCTTTTGCTATTGATCCATTTACTGGTTTAAACCACGATAGAAGAGTAAACCAATATGAGCGTAACTATTTGATTTGTAATGATATAAGAGAATTTTGCAATACTACTGGTAAATCAATATATTTAATGACACATCCAATGACAGAATCAGCAAGGAGAGTATTTCCACCAAATCACGAATATGCTGGTTATATACAACCACCAAGAAAATCAGATGTTGAGGGTGGTCAAGTGTTTGCAAATCGCTGCGATTCTTTTCTATCAATACATAGATTTATTAATTCACCTGAAAGCTGGATGATGACACAGGTAAGAGTAGAAAAAATTAAAGACAAAGAAACAGGTGGAACACCAACACTTGATAAGCCACTATGTTTTGATTATAACGGTGGTTTAGGATTTACAATTGGTGGTAATAACGTACTAAAACAAAATAATGAGATATAAATATGAAGATATAGAAAAGTTTTTAGAATTTAAAACTTGGACTAACAAAGATAAAATTGATAAATTATTAGAAATAGATTGTAGTTTATATGCACATCTAGGCACAGATTCAACAAGAAGTGAAAAAGAAGAAGTAAAAAGAAAAAGCATAGATATATATAGAACGATAAAAACATTAGATAAAAAAATGGGTGATTTATTTTTATACTCAGAAGATTTGAAACAATGAATGATTTAGATTACACAATTACAAAAAACAGATTAGAAATATTACTTCTAAAGGCTCAAGAAAGTTTAAAGGTAGGTAAAGTAACACAAAGCAAATTAGATGCGGTAGAAACGCTGCAAAGTAGCTTAAAATGTATGTTAGAGCTGAGGTTAATAGTTGATGAAATGAAAAACAAACAAACATTATTAACA